GACATGCGGTTCTGAAAATCCTGGTCGACGTGTTCCTGGGCGTAGGTGGCGCCTGTGTTCTTGAGGACCTCAGCGCGGACGGCGGCGCCGCCGCTGCCCTTCTGCTTCGACTCGGCCTCGTTGTAGACCGGCGCCAGGGCGTCGACGATCTTCATCGACTCCTTGCCGAGACCGAGGTGGCCCCGGCCCTCGCCCATCATGCCGACGTCGCCCTTGAACTTGTCGAAGATGGAGGCCATGAGGTCGGCCGGATCCATCACGCGCCCCTTGTCGTTGACGAGGGTGCCGGCGAACTTGGCGCCGAAGTCTTCCTTGATCTTGTCGCGGTGGGACTGGAGATCGGAGGCGAGCCGCCCGACGGCCGTGCCGGCGTCGTCGGCGCTGTTGCCCGTCTTGACGGCGACCTGGACGAGGCCGAGGAGCTTCCTCTGGTTCTCGGTCTGGCTGCCGGCGTACGAGCCCGCGGTGGCGGTGATCTTGCCCGTGATGCCCGCCAGATCCTTCATCTCGACGGCGCCGAGCTTGCCTTGGCCGATGACGTTGAGCATCGTCTCGCGGAGCTGTTCGGGGTGCTTCTTGAGATCCTCGTTCTGGGTCGTCAGCATGCCCGCGGCGTTCATCACGTCGCCGAAGTTGGAGCCCGACGCCTTGGCGAGCTTGGCAAACCACTCGAGGTTCTCGCGCCCGCCCTTGATGTCCGAGGACTTCGCCACGTAGGACTGAAGGCCGCTGAGGAGATCCGCCTGGTCGATGTTGGTCGTGGCCTCGACGGCGCGAGCCTCCTTCTGGAGCTGCTTGGGATCGATGCGCGGGTGCTCGGGATCGCCCGGGATGAAGGCCGAGTTGGACAGATCGATCGCGGCGTTCTCGCTCGACAACTCGCGGTTGACGACGTCGGCCGTCGTGATGCCGCCGCCGATGGACAGGGCCGCCGTCCCCAGCATCATGGCCCCCGACGCGGCCGAGGAGATTGCGCCGCCGACAGCGCCGCCGTAGCCGCCGATGGCCTTGGTGAGCTTGCCGCGGGCCTTCTCGTGGGCGGCGGCGGCCTTGGCGGCCTCGCGCTCGATGGCCGCCGTGGCCTCGTGGGCCGCGCGCTTCTCGTCGGCCGCCTGCTTGTCGGCGAGGCGGCCGGCCATCTTCGCCGACGCCATCCGGATCCCGTCGCGGCGCTTCGTCTCGCGCTCGACGGCCGTGGTCTTGTCCCGCTCGGCCTTGTCGGCGACCTTCGCCTCGGCCTCGAGGATCGCAGCCGCGGTCTTGGCCGCCCGGGCCTCGTCGCCGGCGCGCTTCTTCTCCTCGCGCTCGGCCGCAGCGGTCTTGGCCTTGTCGGCCTTCTCCGCATCCTTCTGCGCCTTCTGGGCGGCGTCGTAGGCGGCCTTGGCATTGCGGAGCTGGCTGGCGAGGCGGGCCTTGGACTCGGCCTCGACGGCCGCCGTCTTCTTCTTCTCGGCGTCGGCCGCGGCCTTGGCGTCCTTGAGCTGGAGCTCGAGACGCTTCTTCGTCTCGGCGTCGGCCGTCGCGAGCCGGCGCTTGGTCTCGGCGGCCTCGGCGGTGGCGCGCTTCTTCGACTCGACGGCCTCGGCCGCGGTGCGGCGCTTGGCCTCGACCTCGGCCGCGGCCGTCTTCTTCTTCTCGGCGTCGTAGGTCGCCCGGGCGTCTTTGAGCTGCACCTCGAGCCGGCGCTTGGCCTCCTGCTCGACGATCCCCTGGCGCTTCTTCGCCTCGGCCTCGGCGGCCTTCGTCCGTTCGCGCTCGTAGGCCTGGGCGGCCTTGAGGCTCTGGTCGTTGGCAGCCTTGGCGCTGCGGATCTGGTCACGCGCGACGCGGTCGGCGCTCGAGCGCTGCTCCCGCTCGAGCCGAGCCATCGCCTGCTCGACGGTGCGGAACGCGCCTTGAACTTCGGCGATCCCCCCCGCCTGGAAGACGATGACGACCGGATCGACCGACGGCATCAGGCCTCCGTCGAGGGGGTCGTGGACGGGTCGTTCACGTCGCCCGGCAGCGGATCACTTGCCTCCGCCGGCAGCGGACTGGACTCGATGGAAGTATCGTCTTGCGGCGAACCAGGCGAGCCAGTGGACGTCGAGGAGATCTGAAGCTGCAACGCCAAATGCTCGAGCAGCTGATTCTTCGCGTCCGAGGTTAAGAAGTCTAAAAAAGACAGGCTCGCCTCGCCTCCCGTGACGAGCCGCGCCGTCCACGCCTCGAGCTCCTCGACGGAGAGCTCGGACACGAGGGGGCCGAGCTTGGACTGCACGCGGGCGTAGGCGAACATGAGGACGCCGAGCTCGTCCGACGTCATCTTCTTGCGCATCAGAGACGGCGACGGGAAGAGCGGATGATCGAGGTTGTCGGCCTTCCTGCACGCCCGCGACAGCACCTCGATGGTCGACTGGTTGCGGTACAGATCCGCGTAGCCCGCGTCGCCAGGCTTGGCGTCTTTCAGCGCGTCTTTCACGAACGCGGCCGCGGCGCGGATGCAGCTCATGGACTCCTCTTGCGTGAGGATCCACAGCGCGACCTTGCCCAGGGGCTTGCCCGTGACAAGGTCGGTCCGGGGGAAATCGATGACCTCGTGGGGACGAGGCATCTCCATGATCTTCGCCCACAGGTCCTGGGGCGACAGATCGTCGGGCGGCATGGTCATGAGTTCGGACTACTCGAAGAACGGGAAGCTGCCCGAGTACGAGAACGACATCTTCGCCTCGGCGTTGACGCCGACGGAGTACGAGTCGGACGCGATGAAGCCCTGGCTGACGGCGCTCTTGCCGCCCGGGCCCACGATCCCGATCTCGACGATCTTGTTCTTGGCGATGGCCTCGCCCGGGTCGTACTCGAGCCCCGCGGCGGGGATCGCGTTCTCGACCTGGATGGTGCACATCGACGCGCCCGGGGTCACGCCGGCGAACTTCTTGTGCAGCGTGAAGACCGGGTTGGCGCCGCTCGTGCGGGTGAGCTGAATCGACGCGGCTTCCGTGAGGAGCTTGCCGTCGATCGTGCAGTAGAGCATCGAGTAGAGCTGGGGATTGCTCATGTCAGGCCACCTGGTCGAGGGCGGTGAGGGTCTTGTCGAGGATGTCGAGGTTCTCGAAGGGGATCCGGATCTCGACCGTGTTGGTGTTCGCGGTCGAGCGCTGGACCACCATGCCGGCCTTGACCGACGCCACGTTCTTCATCCGCCCCGCGCTCGCGTACGAGTTGAGAAGGGCGTTGATGGCGTTGCGGATGTACTGCGGGCAGGTGAAGCGGGGGTTGGTCGGAGGCTCGTCGCCCGACTGGAGGTCGTCGAACAGATCGCACCCGGCGAACTGGAGGTTGAGCTTCGCCAGCAGATCGTCGGCGAAGAAATCCGTCTCCGTCACGCGGTGCGCGTCGCGGATCCGGTAGTCGGGGTTCGCGCCCGACAGCGACCGCATCGTGATGCGCTTGACGATGTACGTCGTCCCCTGCCCCGTGACACCGATGGGGGTGAGGCCGTTGTTCAGGGCGGCGAGGATGCTCGTGGCCGACGGCGCCTTGCCCGAGCGGGGGGCGGGCAGGTCCCAGATGAGGGCCGTGTCCGGGTCGGAGCCGTAGCCCGAGAAGTTGTGGCGCGGGACCGTGCTCAATTCCTCGAGGGCGTAGACGGCCGCCAGATCCGCGGCGATCTCCGCCGGCGTCAGGTCCGAGTCCTCGAGCCAGCCCGCTTCGCCCCGGGCGGCGTTGAGCGCCGTCGCGGCCGTGATGCCCGTCGACAGCGTCCGGCCGAAGCCGGCGAAGACGCGCTGACGGAGGTTGGTCAGCGGGAGCTGCTGCTGGTTGACCTGGGCGATGAGGGCGGTGAGGCCCGTCGTGTTGGTCGCGCTCGCGATGTAGTAGAAGCGCTTCGGCGCGATGGTGGCAAGGACCGCCGTGATGTCGTCCTCGGTCGTGCCGCCGGCGAGGTAGGTCGGCACGAGCAGGCTCGAGGTGACGCCCGAGGCTGTCAGCACCAGGGCGAAGGCCCGCAGGTCGTTGCCGCGCAGGCCCGTCTGCTTGCTCGTGAAGGTGACGACGCCTGCGGCGGAGGCGGTCGTGACGGCCCACCGGGTCTTGGCGTTGACGGCCGCGACGACGGCCGCGGCGATGAGCGTCGGCGTGTCGCCCGAGGCGAACGCGACGTCGACGAACTGGGTGCCGACGAAGACGCGCACGGTGCCGGCGGCGGTGGCCGTACCCGTGAACGTCAGCGCCAGCGTTGCGGCCGTGCCGGCCGACGGAGCGATGGCGCAGAACCAGAACGCCGTCGTGGGGTTCTTCTTCTGGCCGCGCAGGAACATGCGGTGCAGCTCGGAGCCCGAGCCGAACCGCGCGATGACATCGTCCTCGGTCTGGACGGCCGGGTCCGAGATGGGGCCGTACAGGCGCGCGGCGGTGGCGTCGCCCGTCGCCAGCATGTTGCCGACGAGCAGGATGGGCCGCTGGCCCTGGAAGCCGCCGACGGCGCCGACGGCGAAGTTGATCTGGAGGTAGTTGCCGGGGCGCGGATCGGAGGCGGTGATCCCCGTGAGCGAGACGGACGCGCCGGCCATCAGCGACCTCCCCGGAAGCTAGACGGGGCGGCGTCCTGGATCTCGGCGTGGGGGCCGCTCCAGCGAAGGCCGGCGGCCTTGGCCGTCTCCTCGTCGGCGGCCTCGAGCTCGCCGCAGCGGAGGGCTGCGAGGTAGTCGGCGTTGGCCGTGACGACCTGGGCGTCGGGCGTGGGGGCCCACTCGGTCACGCCGTTGTCGTGCGTAGCCTGGTGAACGCGGCCGACGAAGCGGCGAACGCCTCCGGCCTGGGCATCGAGATCGGGGACGAGCGTCGTCCCTGCCGCGCGGACGCGCAGTTGATTGGTGGGCATCGGGGATGTCTCCGGGCGGGTTAGGGAAGCGGGAACTGGAGCTCGACGTCGTCGGGCGTCGTGGCGGGACTGGCGGTCGTCGGCTGGCCGACGGAGGCGGCGAACGTGACGGGGTTGGGCGGCGCGGACGCGAGCGGCATCACCCGCTCGGTCACCTGGCAGCGGCCGACCCAGGCGAGGTACTTGACCCCGCTGGCGTCCTCGACGACGCGGCCGTACTGGTGGCTTGTGAACCGGACACGCGCGACGTTGGCGTAGTCGGGCCCCAGCACGTTGGCGCCGCCCTCGAACGAGCTGTCGTGGCCCTTGTCGGTCGCGAAGGTGAGCACCCGCGAGACGGCGTGGAGCAGCGGCAGGAGGCGCTGGGCGGGCCCGGCCGCGAGGCTCGGCAGGTAGTAGGCGACGTCCCATTCGGACACGGCCTGCTTCCACGAGAGCGTCCGCTCCGAGATGACCGACGAGACCCGGTAGGCGGCGAGGGCTGGCGGCTGGAAGCTCTGCGACTCGGTGAGGAACGGCCCGGGGTCGTAGGGCAGGACGCTCTTGACGGCGCGGGCCATCGGCAGCTTGGGCTCGGTGCGCCCCTGCTCGGCGGCGATGCGCGGGGTCAGCTGCCCCTCGAGGACGGCGGCCCAGAACGCGAGCATCCAGTAGAGCGCGGGATCCGCGTCGTGGAGCAGCGACTCGGCCGTCGACGACGGCAAGGGGAACTCGGCCCCCCAGAGGAACGGGTCAGCCATGCGCCTTCGCGGCGAACGACGCGTTGACGGCGTCGACCATCACGCGGGAGAAGACCGGGGCCATCTCCTTCGCCGTGGTGGCCATGAAGGGGCGGGCGGCCGTGCCCGGGTGGTGGACCTTGTGGCGGTAGAAGACGGTGCCGCCGATGACGAAGCGGAGGACGCGGCCCGCGGCGGCCATGATGTCGTGGGCCTTGGTGCCGCCCTCGACGAACTTCGCATAGGGCGTCTTGGCGATGACCCGTATCGCGGTCGACGTCGCGGGCAGAGCCTTGATGGACCCGCGCAGCTTGCCCGTCTGGTCCTTGAAGAGCGTCGTCTGGCGGGCGAGGCCGGCGGCGAGGGCGCCGGTGCGCTCGAGGGCGTAGCCGACGGCGTCGGGCAGCGAGTTGCTCATGGCACGGATCGCCGCCGTGGCGCGGCTGACGTCGGCGCGGGCGGCGAACATCAGAAGTCGCCGCGGTTGAAGCCGCCGTACGGATTGCGGCCGATGGCCACGTGCTGGCCGAGGTCCAAGACGAGGCCGCCGAGGTTGGCCGGCTCCTCGTCGGGGGCGTCGTCGGTCAGCTGCACCTCGGAGGTGCGGATCTGTTCCACGAGCGTCTGTAGCCGCGCGTCGCGGTCTTTCACCGTGAGCTCGCCCTGGCCGCGGACGAAGCCCGGGCGCCGGTCGTAGGCGAAGACCATCGCCTGCTCGAGCTCGTAGTCCCGGAGGATGTCCGGGACGGTCTGGGGCTGGCCGTCGACGTACCCGTCGGGCAAGCCCGGCGGCACCTTGCTCCGACCGTAGATGCTGACGAGCGAGCCTGTCACGCGGGCGTGGGCCCGCATGATGACCTGGGCGACCGCGAAGGCGTTGAGGGTCCCGCTGTCATCGTCGTCGAAGAGCGCGAGCGCGGTCTGCGGGCCGAGGGCCGTCGTGAGCTCGGAGGTCGTGATGTACGGCATGGACGTTGGGAGGCGTGGAGGCGTGACGTCAAAGAGGCGGGGCGGCCCCTCGGGGAGGCCGCCCCGGGCTCACTTCTTCGGGTCGGTCTTGTCGGCGGCCGCGTCGGGCATGTCGGCCGTGCCGCGCTCGGCGATGGCCTTGTCCTTGGACGCGGCGTCGTCGACGATCGGCGCGGCCGTCGTGGCCTTGCCCGCGTCGTCGACCTGGTGGGGCTGGAGCACCGGCTTGGGCGCGTCGGGGGCGAGGGCGGGCGTGCCGCTCTCACTGGCGGGCGGGCCCGCCTTGCCGGCGCTGCTCCCCTCGGCGCCCGGGGGGACGGCGGGGGTGGCCTTGGGGGCCTGGGAAGCGTCGGGCGTGTCGGTCTTCGGGGGGGGCGTGCGGCTGTCGGCCATGGGGGTGTCTCCGTGTCGTGGGGGAAGGAAGTGCGCGCGGGCTCCCCGAGGGGCGCCCGCGCGGAGCGGGTGTCACTGGATAGCGCCGACGATGATCCCGCCCACGGTGGGGTCGGTGATCTTCTCCGCGTCGTGCTGCGAGCAGACCCAGGAGCGGCCGCCGTTGGGGCCGCGGCGCTCGTCGAAGAACGAGCGCACCGTCAGGCCGTCGACGACGGTGCCGTCCTCGGGGTTGACGTTCCAGCGGAACGTGAGGCAGGAGGAGACCTCCTGGCCGTCGGTGCTCATGGGCGTCGCAGGGACGCGCAGCAGGACGATGTTCGAGCCCCAGATGTACTGCATCGACCCGTCGGCGACCTTCACCTTGGCGTCGGACACGAGGATCTTCATGGGCAGGTTGGGGAACTGGTAGAGGCCGTCGATGGCGCTGGGGAGCACCGGCTCGTTGGCCTTGTATTTCGTCCACTCGCGCACCGACGCGTTCTGGATGAACGCGTTGAACACGGGCCGGCTCATGACGGCGTGGGTGAGCTCGGACAGCGAGTTCTGGTCGCCGGTCAGGAGGTTGGAGATCGGGTCGGAGGACGCGCCGCCGTTCCACTTCGTACTGGTGTCGAGCGTGATGCGCTGGCCCGATCCCCAGTTGGTCGAGGTCGTGAGCTTCTTGGACACGCGCAGCTCGCGCGCCAAGGCGATGACCTTCATGACCCGGTTGCTGGCCATGACGCCGGGGCGCAGCGGCGAGTCGGCCTGGGCCTCGAGCTCGGTCGGCACGAACGTGCCGCAGGCGTACTGCTTGACCGCGTAGGAGGTCTTCGAGACGCGGGGCTGGATTTCGACCACCGCGCCGCCGGGCGCCGTTGAGCCGAGGCCCTGGGCGGCCTGGTACTCGTCGCCCGGATCCATCACGAAGAACTTGCCGGAGGCCTTGTCCTTCGGGATGACCGGGGAGATGAGGTCGGCGATGAACTTCGGGTTCTTGTAGCCGACGAGGATGTTGGCCGCGATCGTGTCGACGTGGACGTCGGCGGGGCCGAGTTCCATCGTGACGAGCTGGCCGTCCTTGTCGGAGTAGGAGAGCGTGTTGTCGGCGAGGTTGAGCGTCTCGTTGGCCGACATCAGGCGGCCGCGTTCGTCGACGCGGTCGGTGAGCCGGATGATGTTCGGGTCGAGCCGCTTGGCGGGGAATCGCTTCATGGTGGGGGGAGTCCTTTGTCGCTCGGGCGCGTGGAGGTGGAGGGGCGGCGCGGGGCGCGTGCCGTCAGGCGATGGATCCCATCGCGGTGAAGCCGACGCGGATGGGGTCGCCGTCGAGCGCGTCGCACTCGGCGATGCCGACCACGGCGTCGCCCGTGGTCGCGGCCTTGACCCAGCCGAGCTTGTTGGCCGTGACCGAGACGGTGACCTTCTGGCCGGTCTGGATCGTGCCGTTGGCCGTGGTCACGGCGGCGCCGAGCTTGCGGACGCGGCCGTTGAAGCCCGCGGCGAGGGCCGGCAGGGTGTCGATGGTGATGCCCGCGATGCGCGACGCCGTGGTGGTGTCGCTCGTCGTGGGCAGGCGGACGCCGTCGGCGATGTCCGTCTGCTCGGGGTTGCTCGTGTCGTTGAGGACGACGAGGCCCTGGGGGATGTCGGTGGCGCCGAAGTTGGAGTAGCCGACGTCGCCGCCGTGGACGTATTTGCCGCCAAGCTGATTCTGGTTGGCCATGGGAGGGGATCCTTACGAGGGGGTCGAAGAGGGGGGTGGGTGGGGCGCGCTCAGCGGCCGTGGGCGCGGCGCCAGAGGGCGTCGCCGGCGGTCAGGAGCGCTTCCTCGCGGGACAGCTCCGGCTGGTCCTTCATGAGGCGCGCGGCCATCTCGCTCGCCGTCTCGACGCGCGCGGTGGGGGCGGCGACCGACGTGCGGCCCCCGGTCAGGTTGGTGAGCAGGTGCCGGCGCGCGGGGGGCAGGCGCGGGTAGAGGTCGCCGAAGGCGCCGACGTCGGCGCGGGCGAGGCGGAGCATCGAGTCCTTGTTCTTGTCCTCGAGGCCCTTGCTGTCCTTGTACGTCTCGAACGCCTCGTCGACGAGCGTGCGGAGATCGTCCTCCTCGCGCTTCGCCTTCCAGTCGAGCAGGGCCTTGACCTCGAGCTCGTTCTTGTTGGCGCGGGCCTTTTCGGCCGAGAGGCTGAGCGACAGTTCGTCGTTCTTCGCCGCGATGGCCGCGCTCTTGTCCTCGATCTCCTTCATCTTCACCGCATCCATGTCGGAGGCTCCTTCCGCGCCGTGGTCGTCGCTGTCACGGGCGGCGAGCGGCGCAGGCTCGTCCTCCTCGTCGTCTTCGGGCCCGTGCCGGTCGCTGGCGACCAGCGGCTGGAGGCCGTCCAAAAATGGGTTGTTCGTGAGAGCCACGCTCGTGAGGCGCGCTCCGATCACGTCGCCCGTCACGCGGTCCCGAGACCGGAACCGGATGGCCGGCGAGAGGAACTTGTACTGGCCGGAGCGGACGTAGCCGCGGGCGAGCTCGTGCCAGTCGAACAGGCCCCAGAGGCCTTCGGCGCCGCGGTTGTGGAGCTTCTTGATCCAGCCCTGCGCCGGCGCCCCGTGGGTCGGGATCGTGCCGTCGGTCGCGTTCATCTCGGACGCGTGCTCGAAGTCGATCGGCACGTGCTGGTTCTGCGTGGCCTCGAAGTTGCGCACGATCTCGTCGTTCGTCTTCGCCGTGATGGCGAAGTGGCCCGCGGCGTGGCCCTTGAACTCGCCGAGCTTGTTGATCTGGTTCCACGTGGGCCCGTCGCCGGGGCCGGCCGCGTTGGCGCTGAGGGCGATGGCCGGCAGATCGATCGACTTCATGTGGTGGACGTCCACCGAGCCGTCGGCGCCGATGCGGATCCGCGTCTGCTTCTTCTTCGGCTTCTTGCGGAGGGGCTTGGACGAGGGCGCGTCGTCGTCTTCCGGAAGCTCGTGGTCGAGGGCGGCGGTCGTCGGGGGCATGGGCAGGGTGTCCTTCGCGGGGCAGATCAGTTGAGGCGCGCCGGGACGCGGTCGGTCATGCCGGCCTCGCCCTCGTCGTCGGGCGCGCCGTCGTCGTTCGTGCCGCCGGCGGGCTGGTCGGGGTCGGCCGGGTTCTCCTCCTCGGCCTTGCTGGCCGGGACGCCGGCGCCGACCCCTGCGGGCTGAAGCACGCGGGCGTTGGTGTCGCCGGGCGCGACCAGCGGCAGGCCCGTCATCGCGCCGAGCCTGTCGGCGTCGAGCGGCATGCCAATGGAGACGGCGTCTTTCGCCATCGCGAGGATCTTGGCCGGGTCCGGGTTCTCGTTGGCGTGGACGGTGACGCGCGGGACGAGGCGCTCAGCGCCGGCGAAGTTGAGCAGCGTGAGCGGCCGGACCAGATCCCTACGGAGCGTCGCGGCGAGGCTCTGGGCGTCGTAGCGGGTCAGCTGCACCTGGTCGTCGCGCATGGTCTGCGCCTGGGCACGCGACCCGTTCTTGCCCATGTCCGTCGTGCCGGTCTGGCCGAGGACGGCTTTGGTGATCTGGTCGTCGCAGAGCTTGATCCAGTCGGCGTGACTGATGCCGCCCTGGGTCCGGAGAAGCTCGAGCTTGATGCTGTCGGGCAGGACGCCGCCGGCGAAGACGCCCTCGGCGAGCGCCGTGACCGTGGCGGACGCTCGGGCGATGTCGCGGGCGTCGGCGTTGGTGCCCTTCGACGAGGCCGCGGCGCCGCGCTGGTAGGTTGCAACGTACTTCTGGCGGGAGTAGCCCTCGACGTACGCGACGGCCGCGCGAGCCGCGACGCCCTTCATGCTCATCCAGAAGGCGAGCTCGCGGCCGAGCCCCTCGCGCGTCGGCGCGTCGCCCCGGAGGACGGGCGCATGCAGCACGAACTTGCCGGGGAAATCCCCCACACGCAGGCCGCGGTAGCCGCCCGTGCCGACGTCGCGGGCCTGGTAGACGAAGACGTCCCAGGAAGCGGGGTCGGGGTACCAGAGGCGCCTCGAGCCGATGCGGTCGAGCGCCTTGACGTTCCAGTCGTGGCCGTCCTGCTCCCAGAGGATCTCGCAGCCGGCGATCTGGTAGTAGATCCCCCAGAGCAGGTGGGCGACCGACGAGGCGAGGTCGTCGAGCTGGTCGACTTGGGCGGCGACGAAGCCGGCGATGTCCTGGGCCTTCTTGTAGTCCGGGTCAGAGGCTTCGGTGATGGCGGCCGTGATCTCGACCCGGCCGCCGGCGACCGCCAGGATCCGCTTCATCACCACCGAGAACGCGTGGGGGTCGCGCTCGATGAGCTCGGAGAGGAGGTCGACCCACGACTCCCGAAGGCCCGACGTTGCCGACCGGAGCGCGCTCGAGATGTACTCGAGCGTGATGCCGGCGCCGCGGACGGTGGGGTACCGGTCGATGCCGGGCGCGGGCGTCAGCGCGACGTCCTGGAGGTTGCGCGAGACGGCGCGCGTGCGAGGGCGCGCCATCAGGCGAGACCCATCGGGACGGCGTCGGGGTCTTCGATGCGGACCATGCCGACGCCCGGCCCCACATCGTCGCCGTAGGGCATGTAGACGGCGAGGGCGAGGGCATCCATGCGGTCAGGGGATCGGCCGAGGCGCGCCTTGATGTCTTTTTTCGACTCGACCTTCTGCCGGCCGCGTTCGTCGAAGGAGTAGGTGGGGGCCACGAGTTCGGACTGGAGCTTGGAGTCGTCGGGGAGGACGCCGCCCTCGGCCAGCCACTCGCCGATGGCGAAGGCGATCTGAGAGCGGAGGTTGAAGTACTTGTCCGGCAGGTCGGACGGGTCGCCGGAGCGGACGTCGGAGACGATCATCTCCTTGCGGGCGACGGCCTGGCGGAGGACGGACACGACGCCGGCGCCGATGCCGTGGCCGTCGACGTGGACTCGCGGGGGCGGCTCGGTCTCGCCGCGCATCGCGCGCGTCACCTCAAGGACCTTGTCGGCCACGGCCTGCTCGTCGAACTGTGAGACCGCGATGGCCGGGTAGGCGTAGTTGCCGCGGCGGGGCTGGATAATCGTCTCGTCGTCGCCGAACCGGGCGGGATCGACGCCGAGGACGAGCGGCTGGGACCGGTCCGGCTCGACGTCGTCCCAGGCCTCGACGGCGTTGGTGACGGCCGCGAGCGAGATGACGGCGTTGGAGGACTGGGCGGGGAAGTTGCCAAGGACGCGGACGTGGTAGAGGGGCGAGTCCTTGCCCCAGGACCGGAGCTTCTCGTCGCACCACTCGCGCCGGGCGAGGCCGGGGATCCCCTCGACTTCGGCCGCCTCCCAGCTCGAAATGTGGATGAGCGCGCCGAAGAACTCGCGCTGGCCGTGGAAGGCGTCGAAGAAGTAGCCGCTCGTCTGCGTCGCGTTCGAGGTCAGCACGAGCTTGGCGCCGCCGGCGCGGTTGCCCTCGATGGCCTCGAAGATGGGCTGGGGGATGCCGCTCGCCTCATCGCAGAGGAACATGACATTGGGCCCCGAGATGCCCGCCATCCGCTCGGGCTCCTTGGTGGAGAAGCCCACGATCTCCCGCCCGTCGGCGTGCTGCAGCCCACGGTCGGGCAGCTCGTTCAGCTTGCCGCCCAGCGGGACCCGGGCGGCCTTGTACCGGCCGCGGACCTCGCGCCAGATGATCGACCGCACCTGGCGGTACGTCGGCGCGGTGCAGATGACCCGAGCCCCGTCGAAGCAGTCCCAGAACCAGAGAGCGGCGCAGCCGAGTGTCGTCGATTTCGAGACCTTGTGCCCGGAGCGGACGGCCGTCGTCGATTTGTCCGCGATGGCCCGGAGGATCTCCTCCTGACGGGACCAGGTTCGGATCCCGAGGACCTCGTGGCAGTAGGCGACCGGGTCGGTGCGGTACCGAACGCGGTTTTCGAGACGGGCGAGGAGCTCAAGTTGCGCCCGCGCGCGCAGCTGCAGGAACGCGTCCGGCAGCAAGCTCGGCGAGGTCGTCGCGCGAGAGCTTCGAGACATCGACGTTGGAGGGCAGGAGCGGCGCGCCGTCCTTGCCCGTCACCTCGCTGACGTTCTTGGTGGGGGCGTCGAGGCCGAGGAGCTTGGCGCGTCGTCCGGCGATCTTCATGACGGCGTCGATGGCGTAGGTGTCGCCCGCGGTCGCGACGTCCCAGATGCCGTCGAGCATCGCGTCGAGGCGCATCAGCTCGAGCTTCACGGCGTCCTGGGCGGGCTCGTCGACGACGCGGGCGATGGCCACCTGGAGGTGCTTGTGGACGGCCTGCTTGGAGATGCCGAGGCGCTCGGCGATCTGGGCGAGGCCCAGGCCCCGCTGGCGGAGGGCGAGGATCTCGGCTCGCCGGCGGGCCGTCTTGAGGCGCTTGGCGTCCCGGGCGGCCTTCGAGCCTGGCGCAGGCGGGGGGACGCTCGGCGTCTTCTTGCCGCCCCTCTTGGAGGGCGGCGGGGTGGATCGGGGCATGGTGCTGCGGGGGCCGGAGTCAACCGGCCATGGTCAACCGATCGATCGCCCACACGGGTGGCCCTGCCCCTTGTGCGCTCGGGTGACGGACGGAGCCGTCGAGCCGCGGACGATGTCCGAGGATCCCGTGCGCGGGGTAAGGCCACCCGTAGGGGCGATGGAGGTCAGGGTTCGGTCGGGTCTTCGCGCCGCAGGTGCTCCTGGACGACGGCGGCGGCCGCGGTCTCCCACCGGTCGCGGGCGTCCTGGCTGATGACCGCCCAGGCCAGGCGGCTCAAGGGCTCGTCGTCGCGGTGCCAGGCCTCCCAGGCGATCTGGCCGAAGGTCTTGTCGCGGAGGTTCATGGCGAGGTGCCCCGCCGACGCCCCGGAGCGGAAGCCCTCCGCCCCGAGACGCCGACGTTGCCGTGCCTGCTGCGAGGAGGAGAACGAACCATGGCCGAGAACGAGGCGGCAAGCGGAGGAGCGTCGTGCACGCAGCCTCACGGCTACGTGCCCGTCCCTCTAAGAGGTGCGTCATCGCTGGCAGAAGATGGCAGACGATGGCCTTTCCTACACGCGTCCTCGAGCCGGGCGACGCGCCCGATCACTCGGACGCGAGCGGCCTTTTCGGCGCCCTGCTTTTTCTCGACGAGGGACAGCCGGCGCGTGAGCTCATGCAGCTCTTCGCGGCTGGCGAACCGCGGCTCGAACCACTGCGGGTAACGGGGCGCGAGGCGGGCGAGGTTGACCATGAATTTCCTGGGGCCGACCTCGTGCAGCCAGTCGGTCCCCTCCTCCTTGGCCGCCCGCTCGATCCATCGGAAGACGGTGCGGTAGGGGCGCTCGAGCATGACCGCGAGCTCGGGGATGCTCGTCAGGCGCGCGGCCTTCGGGGTCCTCACGAGTGGCCTCCCAGCTCTCCGGGCTCGACCACCGTCGGCAGCTCGCGGAGCCTTCGCCTCGCCCGCACCCAGGCCCGCTGGACGACCCACGACGCCGAGCGGTCGAGGCGGCGGCCCTCGGCGCGGATGTCGTCGAGCATCGCCTGGGGGAAGTAGAGGCTCTGCTTGTGAGCATCCTCGACAGGCGCGCCCCACGGCCGGGCACGTGACCTCGGCGGCGATGGCAGCGAGGGCGGAGCGGCCTCGCGCGGGATGAGGGGCCGAGGCGGCGTGGCGCCCGCGCCGTTGCGAAGGTGCCGCACGACGGTGGTCACGGCGAGCCCCGTCGCCTCGCTGACGGCCTGGAGGCTGAGGCCCTGGGCGCGCAGGGCTACGACCTCGGCGCGGCGCTCGGCGGCCTTCGCGGCCATCTCGAGTTGGACCCGCGTCGGCGGACGCGGCGGCGCGGGCGCGGGCGCGGCGGACTCTTTGAGGACGGGCACGGGCGGGGGCGCGGGCTCGGGCGCGACGACGACGGGGCCGTAGGGCTCAGCGCGGAAGGCCCGCGTGGCCGGCACCTCGGCGCGGGGAGGCGGGGGCGGCGGGACGAGCAGGCGGGGGTCGTCGTGCGGCAGGACGTCGAGGCCGCCGCGCCCGACCTCGAGGGCGGCCTCGAGCCACGTGAGCAGCGGCCGCGCGGGAGCGTCGTCTGCGCGCTCGGCCTGGTAGATGAAGTCGACGTTGACGCACGACCGGGCCGCGAGCTCTTGGCGGGTGAGCTTGCGGTGGCCGCGCCATAGGCCGAGCCGAGTGCCGAACCCAGGGCCCGCGTCGGGCTCGGCGGGGCGGTCCTCGTCGGGCAGGGCGTCGAGGCGCGAGGCCGCAGCCTCGGCGAGGGCGCGGTTCTTCCTGGCGGCGCCGGCGATCCGGATGGCCTCGTTGACGGTGTTGACGTGGACCCGGAGGGCTTTCGCGATGGCGCCGTTGCCCTCGCCCTCCTCGTGCATGGCGAGGATCGCCGCCCGCCTCTTCGCCACGGCGTCGGGCGAGGTGTCGTGGCCGCCGCGGACGCGCGGGTCCGGCTTCGTCTCGACGGCGACGGGCGCCACGACGAGGTCCTCGTTGTCGTCGTCCAGCGTGGGGTCCCGCAGCGTGTCCGGCGCGGGCTCCTCGTCCTCGGGCTCGGCCGCGGGCACCGTGGGGCGCACCTCGCTGAACGGCTCGTCGGCCCAGTGCACCTCGGGCTCGGGCTCGGGCGCGGCGGGCTCCTCGAGGGGGGCCGGGGGCGGCGGGGCGGCCCGGGGGCGACGCACCTTCGCGGCGAGCACCGGAGGCGGCGGCGGCGCGACCCGCGGGGCCCGGCGGGGCTTGAGGGACGTCAAGGCCCCCTCGTCGAGCAGCAGCGCGGTCTCGAGGGCCTCGAGCAGCCCGAACGTCGGCAGCCACGCGCCGCGCTCCAGGGAGTCGAGCGACAGCGCCTCGCGACGGGGGAGGCCCGCGAGGAGCGCCAGGTCGGCGTGGGACAGGCGGGCGTCCTTGCGGGCCCGGAGGACGGCCTCGCCGATCGCCTGGGCCGGCGTCTTCGGGGGCGGTGGGGGGACGAGGCGGAGGGCGGGGCGCTTCGCCTTCGCCTTGCCTCTCGGCGGGACCTTCTTGGCAGGGCGGGCGGCGGGACGGGTGGCAGGGGCGGTCAGGCGCATTCTTCGTCTCCGGGGGCCACGGCGTGGGCCGCGTCCTGGTAGGCCCGCAGCGCGGCGGCGAGGCGGGCGAGGGTCTCGTCACGGATGGGGGCCAGCGCCCGCCTGGCGTTCGCCTTGTGCGACTCGAAGACGAGCCAGTCATGGAGGCTCGCGACGGGCGGGTCGACCGGGTCCACCGGCGCGGGCGGCGGCGGCCACGGCCTCGGCGGCGGGAGGGTGCCGCGCTCGCGCTTCGGTGGCGGCGCGGGGGACACGATTTTTCGGCCCTTCGCCCACACGGCGTAGGCGCGCCGGACGGCGGCGGTCATCAGCGCCACGCCGGCGAGGGTCCCCTGCCTCTTGCCGCACGCCATCTCGCGGCGGAGCGCCTCGTCCCAGCCGTGGGGCGAGTAGGCCGCGGTGAGGATGACCCTGGCCTCGACCGGGGTCCGCGCGAGCTGGGCGGCGATGCGCGCCTCGCGGTCGACGGTGGCGCGGTGGCGTGGCTCGGTGCGCTGGTCGTGCGCGCGTCGCCGGGCGGCCTCGTCGAAGACCCCGCCGCCGCCCGAGCAGCCGTAGGCCTGCGCCGAGAAGCCGAGGGCCGCGGCCGCCCCCTCGAAGAACCATTGGAGCTCTTGCTCATCGTCCTGCATCGCCTTCTTGGCAGCCTTGGTCCTCATGCCGCTCTCGCGATCGTCGTCGTGGATTCCCATCGGATGTCCTCTCTCGGTGACGTGGGGGGGGGGGGGCGTGCTGCGAGGCGCGGGCGCGGACTACTCGGCGGCGACGTCGTAGACGGACGGGCGCTCGAGGGCGTGGACGGTCGCCAGGGGCGCGGCGTCGCGGAGCGCTTGCGCGGCACGCGCGGCGACGGCCCGGTCGTGATGCTCGCGGACCACCGTCTCCCCGCGCCCGGTCATCTGACCGATGCCGCGGAACGTCCAGCCGAGCAGGCGGAGCTTGATGGCCATCTTGCCGAGCACCCGGCCGCGGGCCCGGACCAGTTGCCCGCGGCGGGTCGGGTCCGGCTCGGCGAGGGCTCGCGCGTCGGCCCGCTTGAACCGGCCCACCTGCCGGGCGACGTCCTCGGCGAGGAGGCGGAGGCCGCGCGCGAGCGGCGTCTCCTCGGGCCCTGTCGGGCGAGGCGCCCTCGGCGGGGGCCGAGGGGCGGCGACGAGGCGGCCCGTTCGGGCGAGGCGGGCGCGACGTCGGCTCTTGCGGAGCGCGGCCTTGGCGCGCTCGCCGACGGGGAACGACGTGAGGTGACCGTCCGGCAGCCCCAGCGCGGCCTCGAGCATCCGGCCCGCCAGCGCCGAGCAGGGACGCTTGCCCGACTCGATGGCCGTAAGCGTGTGGCGGCCGACGCCCGAGACGGCCTCGAGCTCGGCCTGGGTGAGGCCCTTGGCGCGGCGGGCGGACGTGAGCGCGACGGCGCCGGGGTCTCGTCCGCCGAGCACGGCCCACACGGCCCGCGGGTGCAGAGCGGGGGCCGAGCGCGCGTACGCGACGGGCGCGGCTGTCCAGCCAGCAAGGAGGGCGCTCACGGGGTGGGCTCCTCGAGGATGCCGTCGACGATGCCCGTCCCGAGGGCAGGCGCAGGCGGCGGGAGGCCGGGGCGCCCCGCCGGTGCGCGGGGGTGGCGGTAGCCGAATTCCCGCTCGCACATCGCGCGGAGGATCTCGAAGCCTTCCCCGTCGCAGACGAACTCAAGGCGGGCCGTGAACGTACGCTGTCCGGGCATGCGCTCGTGGCGCACGAGGCCGTCGTGCCACGCGCCGTAGCGCATCTCGGGGGTCTCGACGGCGAAGTTGGCGCTCGTGAGGTGGACGCCCTTCATGGCGCGTTCCTCCGGTCGCGACGGATGCGCTCCATGGCGTGGTAGACCGCGCCGTCGATGGCCTCCTTGTTCGCCTCGTGGACCCAGTCGCGCTTGTCGGTCTCGAGGGCGAGGGGGCCGTACTCCTTGGCGCCCGTGCGGAGGCGGGTCGTCACCTGCGCGAGGACCTCGACGGCGACGGCGTACTCGTCCCGGTTGAGGCCCTTGAGATGCTCGACGACGCGGACCACGTCGATGGGTTCTGACGGAACGCGGGCGCGAGCGTCGTAGAGGTTGGGTGCTGCGGGAGCGTCATCCCCTTCGCGGCGAGCTCGGAGGTCCCGTAGAGCATCGAGCCCCGCCGACCTCCATGCCCTGACCGCTTCGTCCCCGGCGCACTTGACCGCGCCGGGAAGCGTGTCGTGCGTCTTCCGGGCGGCCTCGAGCTCACGCCTCGCCTTGTCGCGTTCCGCCGTCCGCTCGTCGAGGGCGCCCTTCCAGTCCCGCGCGGAGCGCTCGAGTAGCCCTCGCAGCGGGAGGAGCTCGGCGCGTGCCTCGTCGCGCTCGTGCGAGAGCCGCGCGATGGTCGAGGCGTGCTCGACGTTCTGCCGCTGCGCTTCGGAGAGCTGCTGGCGGAGCTGCTCGAGGTCGCGCGGGTAGACCGGGTAAGCGTTGACGGCCTCGACGACGAACGCGGCCAGCTCCGGCGTGTCCATCCGGCCGACGTCCTGGTCGCCCTGGTACAGGTTGCGGGGCACCTT